GGTAAAAGAAAGCTGGGGGTGACTCTCCACCAATTTCTGGCATACTTTCTATAGTTAACCCTAGCCCCTTAGCTTTTTCCTGGATCTTAGCTGAGGCATCAGTGCCATAACTCTTTTCCATTTCATCATTAACAAAATTAAGGTTTTGCTTTACAGCAGAATCTTTATCTCGTTCGGTTAGTGTACGTTCAACAAGGCTCTTCAGGTCTTCCTCACTCAGACTAGGGTTGGTATTCCCTTCTGACGTGCCACCAGTATTGTTGTTTGGCGTTGCATTCTTCGCATTGATGGGGTCTGCGGCCTTATTTTGCAACTGTTCCAAGAGATCTTTGGCATAATCCTGTTTACTTAAATCTTCCCTCATGCTAGTGAGTTGTCCTTCAAGTTCTTTAATATAACCGTCAGCTTCAATCTTGCCTTTGGCTAATACTTCAGGGTCTTTCCAATTATCTCCCTTCGCCTCTACGAGTTTCTGTACAAAAGAATCCTGTGGTTGGGTATTCTCAGTAGCTTGAATCTCAGGTTGAGCAGTGTCATTGGTTTGTCCACTCTCAGAAAACACATCCATGTTTTATTCCTTATTAATTGTTATGAGTTTAAGCAGATCATCAAGTACTTGGTTGTACTCGTTGACTGCCACTTGACGTAGTTCCCAATTGGGTACTTCGTAATCACGAACTGACTCTTTCTTTTTAAAGTTATGTTCGAGAATTTCTTTTAGATCATCGAAAGCATTTCTGTAGTTTAGTACTTCAGCTTTACGTTTCTCTTTATCTTGTCCCTTGAGACCTTTTAACCAGATAGATTTCATTTCTTCTTTTTCATCGGCTTTGCTTTAGGTCTCTCTTTAGGCTTAGGTTTCTTTGTTGTGTTGTTATACGGTTTAACTTTACCTGCTTTGTATGGCATATCTATATTCCCATTTCTTGAGCTAACATTAATTGTTCTTGGTTAATAGCTTCAGCTTCTTGCATCTGCTGTTGTGTTTCAAGTTGTTCAGATACTGAAATGTTTTCTGAGAACAACTCAGGCTCACCTAATTCTTCTGACAAGATTCTGGCAAACTCTTTACCTGACAAGTGGGCAGCTACTGTAGGGTCTGACAACTTAATCTGGTATAACTGGGTAAGGTTCTGTATACGTCTAGCTCGTTCAGCAAAGTGTCTAGCACCTACAGGAACAATCTTACCTTTAGCTGTAATGTCATCCTTAGTAATCGTCTGGAATAGAACAGCACCTGTAGCATCATCTAAAACTCTTATTGTGTCAGACATATTCATATAACGACGAGATACTTCAAGCATAGCATTGAGTATTGGCTCAAGGAACACACGTTCGAAGTGAGCTGTCTTATGCTCGAAGATACGAGATGCTGAGTTCTGTAGTGACTGTACCTCAAATGCTGTCTTCTCACCTGGTGTACGTATACCCATAGCCTGACGAGGTGCACCTGCCATCTCTTCCATCTTGTCTTCCAAGAATCTAATCTGTAGGTCAGCTTGTAATGCTGTAGCATCAGGAGCCATGTAACCTACGTCACCCTCTTCACCTAGATACACACGACCACCTGGTTCAAAGTCAAAGTCCTCTACGTCACCACGGATCTTTAACATAGGGTAAGCTATCTGGTCAAACACATCTGACTTTAAGTTCTCTAGATGGTCAATACGGTACTGCATACCAACTAAGTTATCTAATGGTCCCATAGCATACAAGTTGTCAGGACGAGGTCTCCATCCAGCTTGGAAGATAGGTGAACTACCTAACCAGCTAGGGTCTTCTTCGTTAGCCATAACGTATGCTCGGTCAACTACTGTGATGATACGGTTCTTTAGTAGGACACCATTCTCTGTGTCATAGTAATCACCATAGAAAGTTAGAACCTCTACGTAGTCCGACTCATAGTACTGCTGAATAGATGTAAAGCCGTCAGCTACATAACCGTCAGCTTTATCGTATGTGGCGTCAGAACCCCTTACAGCAGCTCTAGCACCCATCATTTTAGAGAAGACACCTTCCATGTATGACTTTGACGGATCACTGTCTATCATACCTCGGATCTCTCCAAGTGTTTTTATAGACTTGAGGATCTTAGGTGACTTCTCAAAGCTGGGTGCTGTAGGATTAAAACAAAGATCGTATGGTGAAACACGTACAACCTTTGGACCTACATAGTTTACAACGAGGTCCCCAGCTTCTTTAACTTGGTAGTTGTCTTCCCACGTAACAGTAGCAAAGCAATTACCGTATTGAATGTAGTCATAGAGTAAGTCACTGGCTGTATTAATAAAGTCAGACTGACGAACTTTGTTATCCATGTATGCTTGTATTACATTACGTTTAGCTTTAACATTAGCATCTCTTGTCTCAGCTTCAAAACGCATCCACTTAGACTGAGGAAATAATGTAGCAAAGTAATTAGCATGGAGGTTATCCATGATCTGAGTTAGCTTAGGAGTTGTTGTACTGTTAGACCAAGGAAGCATAGCATTCTTAGTTGTGCTTGTGTCTGTAGCATACAGATAGTTACGTAACTCTTTCCACTCTTCAACTTTAGTCTGACGAAGGTTAGACCATTCACGCCATCTGTTAGATACCTCAATAGCCATTGAGTCAGGACTTAAAAGGTATTCTAATTCTATTGTCTCACCAGCCATTAAGAGGCTCCTCTAAATCTGTTATTAGCCCAAACGATATTCTTGTCTTTATTTCTTCGTACATTCTTAAATGGCTTGACAGCAATGTCTATAGCCGAAGCAAGAGCATCTTTAATATCGTCATGCGGTGGGTTCCTTGACTGTAGTTCTTCTTCTAAAGTCTGTGTGTTACCACCACGATAATGCCATATTTGTAAGTTGTCATAACGAGGTTCTAAAGTTGCAGATATTCTTTCGTCTTTATTACCTTGGTATTTGTTAGGTCTAAACTCATCTACACTTATAGCTAATCCGTGTTGCTTGATCAGTTCTTTTAATTGTTTAACGATTGCTTGTTGAGCTACTGTAACCTCAGCCCTTAGTTTACGGAATGACCACTTAGTTGACAACTGTAGTATGTGCTCAAAGTATTCTGTAATCCTGTCAGTACGAAAACGATCTATGTCTAGTACGTATATGTTATTATCTGAGTCAACTCCTACGATAACAATAGCTGTGTAGTCTGACTTCTTAGATAAACTAAAAGCAAAGTCTACAGCTGCAAATACGTTTAGCTTAGAGTCTTTATAGAACCAGTGCCCTTGATCTTCTTTTAGTAGTTTACGTTCGTAGTACTGAAACCTTGTGCTTTCTATAGGTACGTTGTCAGGGTCTGAAGGATCGTTGTAGTACTGTGCTCTAAACTGTCCTTTGTCTAAGTACTGACCTCTTTTCTTAGCTAGTACCTTAATGTCAAACCCGAACCACTTACCGTCTTTACGTTGACTACGAGGCCATAACATTTCACCTGTACCATCTCCTCTATCCTCTACAGGACGTTCAAAGATCTCGTAGATGTTATCCTCACCTACCTTGTTACCATCGTCATCAAACAGTTCTTCTGTCATTTGTAGCAGATCGTTGTATAGATCTACAGGATGGTAACGTGTACCTACAACCCACTCTCTAGCTTCTGCACCTTCGATAGATGACAATAAAGAGTATTGGCTCTTAACTTTGTTTCTTCCCTCACCTGTGTATGCATTCTCGTATACTACTATATCATCGAGGACAGCAATATCGCAGTGCATCCCTGTAAGAGAAGTAGTGAGGCCACCAGTAAAAACAGAGGGGTCTCTAATTTTCTCAGCCTTACGAGAAGGGTGGTCAAGCATAATCTCCGAGTTTGTCCACCTTGTACGTTTACCATCTTCAGGATGCACATGGTCAGGCCAGTATCTACTATACGTATCAGATGTTAGAATTGTTTTAATAAATCCTAACTGTTTTTCTGCCAGGTTAGCTGTAGCTGATATGTACAGGATACGTAGTGTTGGGTCTTTGGTTAATTCCCATGCTACCCTGTAAGCTATCATACGAGACTTACCGTGGTCACGAGGAAACAAAAGAAGTTGGTGAGACTTAGAATCTTCACGACCCCACCAGTTACATACGTCTTCGTGACACTGACCTAGCATTTGTTCAGGTGCTACTAACTTAATAAATGTAACTAAGTCGTTCTCAGCAGCTGAACGTATTTGATCTAATGTAGCCATAGTATCCTAGTTATTTTTATTTGTCAAGAGTAAAGTTATATTATTTAATAAGACCATGTAATACTTACAGAACCACCATCAAAAGTATTAGACCCTGATGGTTTAACTTTAAGTTGAGTTAGTTCACCAGATAATGTTTTAGAACCTGCACCTATTCGTTGGCCATTATTAGCAGTATCTATTAAAGTATGTGTTTGTAAAAATTTATTGGATGTATGAACTCTTGTAAATGTCATAGTGCCTGTCCATTTGTATGCTGAACTTGTTCCTCTAATAATCATACCTGCTGTAGACTCAGAAGCATTCGTCCAAACAGACCTAGATATATATCCTGAAGTTTCAATACCACTTGAGTCACCTAGCTGTATAAGTAAATCGTCATTACCACTTATACTTAATTCATCAAACATAACTGTAACCTGACGTACATCAGCAGGTATTCCTGTAAAGTTAGCTTCTGTACTACCACCAGGTGACACAGCAGCAAGAGAACTACTGCCTACGTTGTCAGCTACTATAGAGCCTGTTACAGTACAGCCTGTTGCTGTTGTTTCTAATTTCTTTGAGTTGTCGTGATAAAGAGATACAGAACTATTACCTGCTGCTATAATCATTTTTTCTTCAGCAGGTGAAAGCAATTCTATTGTACCTCCACCCCTTAGATATAAATTACCAGTACCGTTATCCCTTATGTGACTGTGTGAACCGTCGTGAAACAGTTCCATATCTGAACCTGCCCCAAAGATAACTTTGTTGTTATCACCTAAAGATAGATTACCTGTCATACTATCACCTGACACAGCTACGTAGTCTGTTGCAGATGCAGTTGCAGCTGTACCTAAACCTAGAGTTGCTCTACCTTCTGCTGCATCAGCATCTGCTATTAGAGATGCACCAAATGCTGTGACTGTACCATCAAAGACTGGATCATTAGATACAGCTATTAACTTACCGTTAACAACTAAACTGTTTGCACCTATAACATTTGCATTTGTAATATCATTAGAGTTCATGTCTAGGTTAGCTGACATGGTGTTAGGTGTACTACCGTCCCTAGATACTGTGTTGTCAAAAGCATTGTTAAGTGCTTCGAAGTTAGCATTCAATGCTGCTCTACTGTAATAGCCTGTAGCTATTGTTGTTACGCCTGGTTTCTTTGTCATTGTATTTATTAATCCTTTACCTTTGGTGGATTGGTTTTAGTTACTTACAGCCAAACTCTCATTGGTGTCTCAGGTGTTACCCCGTGTGATGTATCTATTGCTTCTACAATATCTCGTAGTGTGTCAGGTGCTTCAGCATCTTCTGCATCTTTGTTTAAGATACCACCACGAATACGAATGTTGACATGCCAGCCTGTCATTGCTTGCATCTCAGGATACTC